CTATACGCTGTCAAGTGTCAGAAGATGCCAAAAAAGAGATTGCCAGTGATGGCATAGGACAGAGCACCAGAGATGATACCCATCATCGCCCAACGTCCATTATACATCTCGCGCTGTTGCATTGGTGAGAAGAGACCCTTGCGGTTGTAATCTTCTACTACCATCTGAGGTTCTTTGGCAAACAAATTGTTTTGTCCGTACTCATTTGTGGTAACAGTCATTTGTTTTGTAACGAAATACTACAGAAGTATATAGCAATTGTAAAGTTCTGTCAAGACCTCTGGTTCATGACGAACACTTATGAATGTCATAAATAAATATGGATCCAAAATATGAGTGCTATGAAAAAACTTCTTCCACTCGCTATGTTACTGATGACCGCAAGTGCAGCTAATGCTGGCGGACTTGTTACTAAACATTCTTCTAGTGTACAACTCACTGTTGATGCTGCTAGATCGACTGCTGGAAGAATCGGTTCTTCGTACAGTATTTCTGGTAGTGGTGTTAGTACTACCGATGGTAATACTGCTGGCACTATTTCAACAGGAACAATCACCTCTGGTGTTCTCGCTCCTGGTAATATTAGTGCAACACAAACAACAAATGGGAATGCATTTTCATACAGCCAATCTTACACACAGGCTGATGCAGTTCCAACAGCTGCACCAACTGTAGGAGCAGTTCCTAACTTCTCTTCAGTTACTTCTTACACAGCGGGAACTGCTGGTACTCTAGCAGGTACTGTAACAACAGCAGGTGCTCTCACCGTGACCGCTGGTGGAGCTGGTACAAGTGCTGTAGGACAATTTGTCTCAGAGGTCACCGTAATTGATTGACAAAGGAGATTGTCATGAAAAAGAACTGTTTTGGAAAGACAATCTCTTGGTGTGTACTGTCTGTGGCGGGTGCTTGTGTCACACTTGCTCCTGTCCAGGCGGTCCCCGTGGTTCCAAACTTCACACAGGGCTCAATGACGAGCCACACAGAGACAACTCAGACCATAACTGAGACAATAAATAGTATGGACTACTCTACAGGATATCAATATTCTGTAACTGGTTCAGGAGTTACTGCCAGTGGGAACCTGTCCCCGACAACTGCTGAAACCAATGTAACTATTAATGGAGTGAATTCAAAATGGACAGGCGTGAGCGGGAAACCATCGTTTTCCCAGACAACACCAGGAGCAGCGTTTCAGTTCACAGAAACTCTGTCTTCTCCAGGTTTACAAAATCACACGATCATTCAAAGAACAACGGAAGTTACAAGCGTAACCGACACCACAAGTATCTTCTCCCAGTAACTCTATGTCTAACATCAATTGCGACTGCCCCTGCCACACTGGCGGAAACTGTAGGGGGTGTAAGTGCAACAGCAAGTCCTGTAGCTAATAGCTCAGGCTCAGTTACTAACCAGGCAATTCAGGTTTTACAAGGACCATATATTACCAACACATATGGTGGTGGTATTCAATGTCAAGGTCCTACCAGAAACTTCACCCCTTATGTAACAGGAACTGCATCTGCATCTAAACCATACGAACCATACTACATGGACCCAGTGTATGATGTGACCGATAACTTCGGTGCCTTCGATGATAACGGGAACCCAATGGGGGATGGAATTTTAGACAACCCAGGAGATATTATTTTCCACAAGAAAACTAGAACTGGACAGAAAGATAACTACAGTCTAGGTGTTGGATTCTCTATGACGTGGAGTACACCAACAGATAAAAAGTTACAAGCACTATGCAAAGAGGCAGCAGAAGCAAACATTGCTTTGATGAACCAACAAGCTGCCAATAAGCGATTAGATTTTGAGATCGCGAGATTAAAAAATTGTGGCGAGTTAATGAAGGCTGGAATTTATTTCAAACCTGGCACAGAATATGCAAAGGTGTGCGCTGATGTAATTGTAAACAACCCACCAGGGCACACACATCCTCACACACATGCTATTGGCACAGAGAAATAATAGATTTAGATTCCACTACAACTTCTTCTTTACGTGAAATAGTTTCTGTACGCATTCTTTCTCTAGCAATGTCATTGTATTCTTCAGAGACATCAATGCCAATGTAATTTCTACCAAGACACTTTGCTGCCAAGGTAGTAGTACCACTGCCATTAAAAGGATCTAGTACAACTCCATCAGGAGGACAGAAACATTCAATCATATTGTACGCCAACATGTTTGGAAATACTGCTGGGTGTTTACTCTTAAGTTTACTCTCACCACCACAAGTATTACCAAATGTCATAACTGTACCAGGACACTTGGTAGGATTGATCTTGACTTTGCGAGATCCAGTCCTGCCATTTTTTGTTCTGATGTTAGCACCAGTCATTGTCTTGCCACCATGCTTAGATGGAATCTTGAGTGGTTCTTTATCAAAATAATTAGGACGCCTACCTTTCAAGAAGATTGGCATGTACTCATGATCTACACGAAAACGTTTCTTCCACCATGCTCCTTCAGTTCCTTGTCGATTGTAGATGTTGCATTCAAACAAACGGAATCCAATGTTGTCACACCAGTCAACAATTGTGCGGAATGAAGTGAGAGATTTAGCAAAGTCCTTTGTAGAATCTTGAATGACCATCACACACATACCACCATCTTTCAAGACACGAAGGAGTTGTTCTCCCAGTCCGTGAAGATCAAGTGAGTATCCATTGTAATCACGCAACCCATCATAAGGTGGTGAAGTTACTACAAGATCAATACAACCATCAGGAAGTGTCTTAAGGTATTCAATATTGTCAGACGTTACGATGGTATTCAGATTCATTTAGATTTCTTGTTCTTAACTGCGATAGAAAAATACTCTGCGTTATCACCAATCATACCAGTGCCTGTATTACACAGCTTGCACAGGTATCCACGAAACTCTTTGGTCTTGTGGTCATGATCACATTGCCATGGACCGTTAGTTCCGTCCACACCCTCAGGAATATCTTCTCTCTTCTCATAACAAACCTTACCACACTGAGGACATGGAGTCAAGTATTCTGGTGCAGGGTTTTCCTTCTTCAACTTAGCAACGATTGCAGATTCCTTACGTGAACAATCTTTGCAGTTGGTATTGACACGCAACCTCATACCGTTCTTCTTGAAGCGTGTACGGTAGTGCTGGAAATAAGATGACGGTAGTTTTCTCTTGCAAACAGAGCAAGCACAATCAACCTTCTCAATGAAGTGCTCATCAGAACAGTCATTGCATACAGTGAGAAGGGGAAACCCCAAGTGAGATTTTACGAAGTTGTCTGTGTCTTTTTTGCAACAAGCACAGATGGTCATTTGGGTTTGAGCGTTTTTCGTAATGCAATTATAGCACGGTTGCGGTCACGCTGCTCTATTCTACGCTCGCTAGTGGACAGTACCTTAGGTGTCTTACCCCTGAGCGTAGCGATCTTTTTAATTACTTTCTTCACCGTTGGTTTAACAACCTTCAATAAAATATCAGCAAATGGTTTTGCCAATAGAGCTGAGGTGGTTGCAACTACAGCAATACTAGCAGTAGTTACAACAGTTCCTGTTGGTGGCAATGCATTCACTGCCTGTTCAACCAAGGGAACGTCTCTAACTTCTCTAATACATTGATTGTCAACTAATTTATATCCAGTGATTTCTTTCCTACCACTATCAAAAATAAAACCTACTGGTTCCTCCGACAATTGTTTCTGAGTAGGACATTCAACTTCTGCAGTTAGTGCTGAAGTATCGGGAGTTTTCTCTGGAACTGGTGCTGCTTCTGGTGTTTTCTTGTCTGGAGGAGATCCAATAGGAGGTACAGGAGTTTCACGCTGAAACTCTAACTCATCTTTGTTGTAGTCCATAGGATTAAAAGATGGTGTACCAGCATCACAGTATATTTTCACACCTTTTGGATCATCTAACTCCAATTGGTTGTTATTGTCTCTTTCATGTGCTTCCACACAACCAGGCATATCTACAACAGGTATGCCAATATCAACCACCACAGGAGGTGCAACTGGTATACGTGGTTCTGGATAAGTAGAAGCTTCAAAAATAGTCACATCAGGAATATCTAACTTCCTGATGTTAATGTTGTCAATTTTTATATCCATCAGCAATCATTAAATACTTGTCCAACTTGTGAACCAATTGAAGAACCTGCTTTCTGACCTAAGAGCAATGCCCAACCACCTGCTAGCCATCCAATGTAAGGGATGTTAGCGACCGCTGGAACGACAAGACCAGCTGCTACGCTAGTTCCTGCCATTGCACCTTGAGACCGTGCTCCAGCGTCCGCCGCGATACACTCGGCGCTTACACCTCCTGTCTTTCCCACTTCACCTATTGCACCTCCCCCAATGTTACGGGTGCCATCCATAGTATATTGATCACGACGATACTCATCACGATATTCTGTGCCACCACCAAACAGACCTTTCTTTTCTCTATCGAATTTCAATGATCTTTCCGATTCAAGAATAGCAGGATCGTTTGCTTTGTATTGAATACGATAACCTTCTTTACCAGCTTCAATGGTATAAGATGAGTAGTCACCGCGAGGGATATTAATAGTTGGAACCTGGGGAACTGGTGGTTCTTCTGGTTGTCTGATTACATATCCGACTAAACCGATATGTGATACGGCAAACAATGCACCAACGGTTCCGATAAGAATCTTAAACGTTGATGGTTTCTTTGGACTACCAACCTTTTCAGTTCCTTCTACTCTAAATGTATCATCTGTCATGGTAATGTTGGGAGTGCGGGACCTGTAGTTTTAGGTAACTCAGGCACTGCAGCATCAACCATACCAGGGAGTGCTTCAGTAACTGCCTTTGTTACAGCTTCTGTTGCATTTTTTCTTGCTCGTTCAATGAGCACATCTTTATTTAAATAAAGGTAAGCACCTCCACCGACGACTGATAGTGAGACCAGTCCTGATAGAAGTGCTACGACGTTAATCAACTTTTGCATTTTGTTCCTCCTTTTTACCGATGGATGGTGCTTTCTTAGGAGCAGATCCATTTTTAGCAGGAGAGAGTCCGAACGCAGCTAAGGATCCACTAAACACCGAGGCGATGAAGGTGGGATCAAAATCTAGAATCTTTTGACCATTAGGCAAGCGAACGTAACTGAATGTAAGGAGAGAAGCGGACCAAATAAGTACAACAACTTTCACCAAATTACCAAGAACTTCACTTTTATCTTCATCATGGTCCTTCTCTTCTACGATTGCCTTAGTTTTATCTTCAGACATCTTATAGAGATCAGGGCTCTTATATTTATGGTTGGTAGAACCCGTTAACTCTCGGATACAGTTGCCTATTTTGGTTAGCATTATTATCTTCTCTGTCTGTACGGCGTCTACCATTCAAAGTAGATTGTTTAAATCCAGAAACATACCCTGAGGTCGGTCTAGTATTAGAGCAGAAAACTTCCCTGTTAGGACTACCCACCTGACCCATAACATCATCATAGTTGCCAGGTTTATTAATGTTAGTATTCCACCAAGGATTTCTAACTCTAATAGTTCCTTGCATAGACGAATGATTTCCACATTGATATGTGTAATCTACATACTCAAGATTTCCAACCGCAGAAAGTCCAGGTGTCCACTCAACTGTACCACCATTATGTCCGTTATTAATTACATCAGAAACATTGTTTCCATTTGAATCTTTAATAAACAAAGGATGGTCAGTATACGTTCCCCTTGGATGAACAACAATATCTCCTTGCATACCAGGATGAGCACTACATTGATAGATGTAAGTTCCTACACCCAAGTTTGCAATGAATGTATACGTTTCACCATTCTGATCTATACCAAGTTGTGTTCCTCCAGAGTTAACATTATTTCCGTTTGAATCTCTGATGTATAGAGGGTGAGCATAAAAATCAGTTTTTGCTTCAAATTCAATGTGATCATTCTCTTCAATATTAATTGTTGGATTATTACCACTAAAATTACCTGTACGATCAGTTCCACTAATTGTATATCCATTGGAAGTACTAGCGGCTGAAATATCTGCTGTGTAATTTGTATTTACTTGTGTGTATAATTTTGTCGTGTCATAATAATTAATTTCAAATGTAGGATTAACATAATAACCACTCGCATTGGTAGATCCAGTTACAGTTCTACCGTTTGCGGTATACCACACATATCCATTAGCAGTTGAACTACTATCATCGATGATACTTTGATACACCTGTCCCACAGGTTGTGTATCAAAGTCCATTAAATCATCACGGGAGAATCCTCTGAGATATCCAATAGCATCATCTTGAGTAAACCTACCTCTACCACTAGCAGCACAAGCAAGAATACCACAAACCTGAGGTGATGCCATACTAGTTCCTTGAATTGTCATCAAGCGGTCAACAGTACCATCGTATCCAGATCTAGTAATATACCCCTTCATAGCAGAACCATAAGTTCCTGCATTTGCAACAGAAAGAGTACGTGTTCCAGGAGCAAATACGTCTATTCTATCTCCATAATTTGTATAGGTTGCTCTAGTAAGATTAGAAGTACTATTCTGAGCACCTACACATATCACCCCTGGTGCAGCTCCAGGAGATGCTCCTTGATGCATCGGAAAATTATTACCATAAACACTACTATCAAAAACATTTCCATAATCTTCATGACCTGGACGTACTTGATAGTGATTTGAATTTCCAGCAGCTGCAATAACGACAATACCTTCTTCGATTGCATCCTCAATGTCAGCATCTAAAGGAGAATAACGTATAGGGAATGCTCCACTGTATTCAATTCCAAAATCAGCATAGATACCAGAGTTAGTCCACCCAGAAGGACCAGGATTTTGAGGAGTGTAATCTGTACCTCTATAATTAATTCTTGTTATAGAAGAAGAACTCCAATAAGATGTGTTCCTATATCCCCAACTGTTATTAGTAATTGTAGGATTTTTTCTTCCAGTTGCAGGATTGATGGGTTTGTTTTTATGAAACTCTCTGACAAAATCAAAAATTTTTAATGTACCAGCAGACAACTGGAATGATAAAGCATATATGTTTGCTTCTCTTGCCCATCCATAATATTTTCCAGCAACTGTACCAGTAACGTGGTTGCCATGGTCATGTGAATTTGGAGCAGCTGGGTGAGTATAAGTTCCTGAGTAAATGTTTGGGTGCTCTTGATACCAATCATACTGTATGAATCTTGTCTGACCATTTCCATCTTCCCATTCATTAAAGTCATAACCAACCGCACCATCGATAATAATAACATCTACATGACGACCGTTGTTATAAATGTCGATGGTATCATTAACTCTTTCTGTGTCAGGAGAATCTCCCCAAACATTTTTTCTTCTCTGTGTTACGGTTCCTGCACTATGCAAAAGTGACCATGGATAATCATCTTCATATGGTCCAGTATCAGTAGAAGATGCTTTCGTAAAGTTGCCAGAAATTCCGTATGATTCTAAATTTGTAAATCCCAAAAGTTCTGGTTCCATCCCCTCAATTTCATCAGGATGTAAATCTATACTCTGTACTCTTTTATCATGCTTGATTAGTTCTGCTTCTTCTGCAGTCAATTTATAGTGTGTATTCCTACTAATTTCTCTACGATCTAAAAGTTCTACCGCCCTATTAGGAATATAAAGTGTGCCACCCTCTGTCTCCATATCATTATAAAGACTCTGCAAATCTGCATAAGATTTACATGTGACTACGTATTGTTTCATCTCCATATCAGACCTCTAATTGAACGTAATGTAGAGTTACTGTAAGATTTTGAGTGCTACCGCTTTTGTTTACCACCTTTACATATACATTAGTAGAAGGTGTGCCATCATCATTCCAACCAATAGTACCAGGAGTAATTGCTTGAGTAGCACCATCAGTTGTAATAACCTCAGCAATTACACCAGATCCTGGTTGAGGATCAGTAACTTCTAATCTACTCGCATCAGCAGTTCTAGCAGCAGTTGATGTATAAATTGATACCCATGCAGCATGTGATGTTTGTATCTTAAGTAAAGCATATGTCTTTGCTGCAGTAATAGTGAGGTTTGCAGAAGAACCGTCAGCAAGTCCAGATGCTGTTGCATCAGCAGTTGCTCTACTTGTGAGACCTGCTCCTCCTCCACCACCAGTTGGTGCTGCAGGTTCCCACTTAGATCCATCCCAAGTTAATACATCATTAGT